CTCTTTTATTTTATTTATGATTGTCATTACCAGCTTGCCTGCCGCCGTCAAAATCTTAGGCAGCCCCGTAATCAGTCCTGTTACAATGGCTGCTATAATCTGCGGTATGGCTGCGATTAAAAGCGGTATTGCATCTATGATGCCGTCAATCAATGCAACTATAATATCGCCCGCACTTTCGATAATAAGCGGTATGCCCTCAACCAGTGCATTTATGATAGCCGTTATGATTTCCGGCAGTGCCTCAATCAGTACAGGCAGCGCTGCTACCAGCCCCTGTGCCAGTCCCGTAAGCAGCTGTAATGCTGCTGTAATCAGCAACGGTATATTTTCTATCAGCATGGTTACAATGTTCGTAACCACCGTTACGATTGTTGGCAGCAATGTAGGTAACGCTTGTGCGATACCTTGCGCCAATTCCGTAATAATCTGTACGCCTGCCTCTAAAAGCTGCGGTAATATAGTAAGCAGCGTATCTATGATTGTCGGTATAATCTGCCCGATTATGCTTATCATTTCCGGCAGCATTCCAACCAGCGTATTAAGCAAGTCCTGTACGCCGCTCATTAAAGGCGGTAATAACTCCTGTATAACCTGTGGTATATACGTTGCAAGCTGCTCTACGATTTCTCCCAGTCCGCTTACCAGCCTCGGCACTGTTTCTATTACCCTCGGTGCTATATTCCCTACCACTGTTACAATACTGTCTACCAGATTGCTTGTAAGCTGTGAGAAATTCGCCTCGCTGTCTGCCATTCCAGCTACCCAGTTGTCCCACGCTGAACTCATAGAACTAACCGAACCCTCTATTGTTGTACTTGCCTCTTTTGCCGTTGTCCCTGTTATGCCCATTTCCGTCTGTACGACGTGAATAGCGTCTACAACGTCTGAATATGATGAAATATCATACTTAATGCCGGATAGCTTGCTTGCATCATCAAGCAGTCGCTGCATTTCCTCTTTTGTACCGCCATATCCCAGTTTTAAGTTATCCAGCATGGTATAATTCTGCTTTGCAAAACCGTTATAGGCGTTCTGTATAAGCGATATATCAGTACCCATTTTATTTGCATTGTCTGACATATCCGTAATTGCCACGTTTGCCTTTTCTGCTGCCGCTGCCGTGTCATTATTCATACTGGCAAGCAGCGACGCTGAAAAGCTGGTAACTGTTTCCATGTACTCATTTGCAGACATTCCAGCTGTTTTATATGCGTCGTTTGCATAACCAACAACCGTATCAGACGACGTTTTGAAAAGAGTTTCTACACCGCCTACAAGCTGTTCCTGTGCTGCGTATCCCTCTATCGCTTTTGTGGTAAGCGCTCCTATGGCTGTTGCCGCTCCCGCAACTGCTGCCGCCGTCGCCGCTGCTGCTGCTTTAAGCGCTGTACCCATTCCGCTTAGCACGCTTGTAAATCCAGAAAATTTTCCCTTTGCGTCGTCTGCCTGTTCCCCGCTGTCTTTTATTTCCTTTCCCATTTCGTCAGCGGCTTTTTCTGCTTTTTCCATTTCGTCAGTCGTTTTGCCTAATTCCTGCTC